ATCCTAAGACTAAGGCAGACGCGGGTCGTAAAGCAAGTTTTTGTGCAAGGATGGAAGGCGTGGTAGCAAAATCTAAAGGGCCTGCAGAACGCGCTAAAGCTTCTTTGAAGAGTTGGAACTGCTAATATGAAACCCGGACTCTATGCCAATATTCACCTAAAAAGAGAACGTATCGAAAAGCAAAAAGCCGAAGGGCGCCCTGCTGAAAAGATGAGAAAACCCGGCACCAAGGGTGCACCAACAGCGCAGGCTTTCAAAGATTCTGCTAAAACAAAAAGGAAATAAAATGGCTTCTACTTACAAACCCCGCATCGACCACTCTAAAAAGAACTACGAGTCTGAAGGCGCAGACATGGCGCAAGACAAGAAGGTCGTCAAAAAAGCTTTCAAGATGCACGACGAGCAAGCCCACGGTGGCGAGAAGACAGACATGTCTAAGCTCAAAAAAGGTGGCCGCGCTAAGATGACCACAGGATCTGTGCGTAATTTTAAAGCCGGCGGTTTGATTGGTGTGAAGAGCATTGACAAACAGCCTAACGCTAAAGGCCCTAAGAAAGTTGCTGAGAAGTACAACAAAGGCGGTATGTGCTAAATGCCCATTAAGTCTAAGTCTCAAGAACGTTTGATGCAGGGGGTGGCTCACTCCCCTGAGTTTGCCAAAAAGGTAGGCATCAAACAGTCTGTGGGAAAAGACTTTGTGAAAGCAGGCCCTGCTCAGAAGAAACTTCCAGAGCGCATTAAGAAAAAATAATGGCAAGCAACTACGACAATACCTCTAACACAACTGGTCAAACCACCATATCGGTTGACCAGTTGATTTCGTTTGCCTACAAAGAAGCGGGCAAGTTGTCAGAGGAGTTGACACCGGAGTACATCAACGCGGCCCGTCAGGCGCTGTGGTACATCCTGATCAACCTGTCAAACCGCGGTGTTAACCTGTGGTTGCTTGAGTACATTGTGATGGGTAGTGAGGCCCAACAGCGCGCGTATACACTGCCTGTTGGCACTGTGGACATTCGCGAGGCCAACTACCGCACGCTGACTACACCGTCTGCTACAACAGACACAACGCAGGTGTTCAACACAACCACGTTGGCCCTGTCGTACAGCATTGCGGCCGGTGCGTCTGCGTCGGCTTTTTTCAGCGGCAGTCCGCGTTTCTTGAGCGCAGGTTTTTACTGCGAAACACCAAACAAAACACTGACTGTTGAGTACAGCTACGACAACATCACGTGGGCTTCAGTTGGCACGGTAAGCAACAGCGCGGTCAACAACTGGGGTTACCTGCAGATTGACGGCTCTCCTGCGGCGGGGTTCTGGCGTTTCCGTAACACAAGCGCGTCGGCAATTGTTGTACGTGCCCTGTCGTTGGCTTCTGTTCAACAAGACATCCCCATGGCGCGGATGAACCGCAACGATTACTTCAGCCTGCCTAACAAAGATTTTCTCGGTGTGCGCGCGTTACAGTTTTGGATGGACCGTCAGGTCACGCCTGAGATCAACGTGTGGCCAGTGCCACAAAGCGCGTTCCAAGTGTTCCAGTTTATTATTGAATTGCAACCACAAGATGTTGGTCGTTTGACTAACGAGATTGCTATTCCAGACCGTTGGGTGCCTGCCATCCAAGGCCAGTTGTCACACCGCTTGGCCAAGTTGTTGCCCGGTATTGACCCTGCACGAATCACCATGCTGAAACAAGATGCCGCAGAGGCAACGCTGTCGGCCGAAGAAGAAGACCGCGATAAGTCTCCTATTTTCTTCCGCCCGAATGTTTCCTACTACACCCGATAAGAAGAAATAACTATGGCACAAGCGGGATTCACACCAATTCAACTGTACTTCAGTTCCACCGCGGCGGCGGTGCCCATTGCTGGCAATTTAATTGCCGGCGAGTTGGCGCTCAACACCACCGACGGCAAACTGTATTTTAAAGACAGCGGCGGTCTCGTTAAGACGCTTGCAGACTCTTCAACAGCAACCGGCAATTTGCCCGGCGGTACTGCAGGCGCAATTGTTTACCAAAGCGCGCCAAACACAACAACGTACCTGACCCTTGGCACAGCAGGACGCATGCTGTTCTCAAACGGCACAACACCCGCGTACTCAGTAGCCCCCACTGCCGGTGGTATTGTGTACTCGACAGGCACAGCGCCCGCGTTTGCGGCCCTTGGTGCGGCGGGTTCGCTTCTGTACTCAAACGGCACAGCGCCGGTGTATGCGTCGATTGGTGCGGCGGGTTCGATCGTTTACTCAACAGGCACAGCACCCACATCGCTTGCAATCGGTGCGACTGACTATGTGTTGACCTCCACTGGTTCGGCACCACAGTTTGTGAGTCAAGCTAGTTTGTCGGTAGGTAGTGCGGCCACCGCAGGGTTCGCTACAACCGCAGGTTCAGCAACGTCAGCAACAACAGCAACGACCTCTACCAACTTGGCTAACGGCGCGGCTAATCAACTGCCGTTCCAAACAGCGTCTAGCACAACGTCTTTCATCGGCGCCCCAACATTAACAGGCACGGTTCTTGGATGGACTGGCTCTGCGTTTGCGTGGGTGTCAGCACCAGCCGCAACGACAACAGCGAACATCTCTGGCGGCGCACAGTACCAGATCCCGTTCCAAAGCGGTGTCAGCACAACAGTATTTAATACAAACCTGACGTTTAACAACGGCACAAACACGTTTGGCACGACGAACATCACTGCCACTGGCGCGTTAAGTGCTAATTCAATTTCGTCAGCTACAACGCTTTCAGGCAATACGGTTTCATCAGCCAACACGATTACCGCTGGAACGTCTATCACCGCAACAACGTCAATCACTGGCGCAAACATTGTTGCAAACAAAGCGATTGCTCCAAGCGCAACAACTGGTGCGTTTAGTTACGGCACTTTAAGCTACACAGACACAAACATTTTTGATTCGTATCAAACTTCTGCAAATACTTACGCGCAACAAATTATCCAGAACACAAGTAACGGCTCTGGCGCGTCTGTAGACTACATTGTTTCCAACGACCTAGGTACAGCAACCACGTACTATGGTGACTTTGGTATGAACAGTTCCACCTACACTGGAATTGGCCCGTTCCAACTGCCTAATGCGGTGTACTTGTTCTCTACCAACTCTGATTTAGTTATTGGTACAAAAACAGCGCATGAGTTGCGTTTGGTGACAAATGATAACGCCGCGGACTCGATGACGATCAGCCCCACAGGTGCTGTTGCGTTTAACGGAAACTATGGTGTCTTGAATCAAATCTTGACCAGTACGGGTAACGTAACACCTCCTGTTTGGGCAACACCTTCTGCTATTGTGATTGGTACAGCGACTAACCTAGCTGGTGGTGTTGCTGGCGCTGTTCCATATCAGACTGCACCTAGCACAACAGGTTTTTCGTTGGCAGGCTCACCCGGTCAATATCTTCAGAGTAACGGAACAAGCGCCCCAACGTGGACGACGCTTTCTGTTTCTGACAACTCACTTTTGTATTATTTCTTTTCGTAAGAGGACATCATGCCAACTACCCCAATTTCCGTAAGCACTGGTATTCAAGGTTTAACCAACACCACGCTGTACACAGTTCCTGCTGGTAGAACAGCCATTTGTAAGGCAATTGTAGCGCAAGGTGCAAACAACGGTGATTACCAGTTTACTATTTCAAAATATACCAATGGGCAAAACTACCCATTGAATTACAACCAACTTAATCAAAGAACCCCAGCAACTGGTGGAACGAAGGTAAGTGGTGTAAATTTAATTACCGAACCAATTACGCTTGGTGCTGGTGATGAAATGAGGGTATACGCTAACACGGATAGTTTATACATGCTACCAAATGTGAGTACAGCAGGTACAACTGCCCTTGATGGGTCAACTTATTCTGTAAACGCCAATTTATTTGCAAACGGCATTTATATGGCAGTTGGTAGTTGTTCTTCTGGTGCGTATGTAGCAACAAGCACCGATGCGATTACATGGACTCAAAGAACAGGTGCTTTGGCAGTAGCTTCTAACTTTAGTTTAATTACTTGTAATGGTTCAGTTTGGGTGGCCACCAACCCAAGCAACAGCCAAGGGACTGTTTATTACAGTTCAGATAATGGATTGACTTGGGCTCCTTCTATTGTGGTAGCTTCTGCTGTCAATTTCCAGTGTCTAATTAACAACGGTTCAACTTTTTTACTTAGTGGTAGTAACTACAAACTTTATTCTTCTACCAATGGAAGCACTTGGACAGACGTAACTAGCTACACCACAGCAATTGGAAGTAGTACCGCTGTAATATACAACCTTGGTTGGACAGGAACAAATTGGATTGTGGACAATCAATACGGTGCTTTAACAAGTACAAACCTTACTACTTGGGCTGGTTATGTTGGTAACAGTCTAGGTAGGATAAACGTTACAACAGTATACGCAACTTCATATTCTACGGCGTACGGTAAATACTATTCTTCAAAAAATATTTCATCTCAACCAAATGTATTTTCTTCAACAAATGGGTATGTGTGGGAAAATTTAGCGTCATGGTCATCATCACCATACAAAGTTTGCTGTGCGGGGGCAAACACTATTCTTATAGCGACCGTGCAAGGTTCTGGTACAGATAGATTTAAGTCTACAGATGGTTCTACATTTACAGCCGCAGTACAGGCTGGTGGTTATCTTGGCCCTACTTTTGGGCTAGATAACGGTTACTTTTTAACAATGCAAAACAACGGCACAAACGATGCTTGTTCATTGAGTACAGACCCTACAACATCGACAGGAACAACTGGTTTAGGCGGTCTTTCTGGTTTTAGTTTAAGTGCCGCCGCCGCAGACCCAATTTCTGGAAAGTGGGTTGGTATTGGTAAAACTTCGGGTAGCATCTATGCAATTGGTGGTACTAGCGGAACAAACATAGGAACAACCTATAACCCAAGTTTTGCTGTAGCAACTTACGGAATTCCAACTGCTATTACTTGGTCTGCTGTAGATGGTTACTTCTACATGGTAACTGACGCTGGTTATGTATTTAGAATGACTGCCCATAACACAGGATGGGCTTTGCAAACAAGTAGTCCTCAAGTGTTTTTAAGTGGATCTACATGTATTAAATCTGTAGGAACCACTTTATATATTGTAAGTGAAAGTAGTGGTTCATATCTCAATCATGTATTTACTTCATCAACCCTTTCAGGGGGCGCTAGTTGGAGTTCTATCAACTATGCAAGCCCTAACAATAGAGGGTACAGGCTTACGGGGGATGTACAACGGGCGGGGATGTATTATGGTGATGCCCTTGCTACAAACGGCACAGATTTAGTTTGGAATAACCGAAAAGGTCAGGGATTTGCTTTGACGCCTTCTAACGGTCTTTACGCTATGCGCATGCCTCCTAATTCAGTCGGAACTGTTCAAACGGTAAATAGCAATCAATTCCTGTATGGGGGTTACATTGATGGAGTTGAACATGTTGCAGGATATTTTACGTCTTCAAATGTAATAACTACATATGGTACTTTTGTAAATAATTTAAATAATGGTACTTACTATGCTTGGGCTTCCGTACAACAACAACCAAACAAAATGGCGTATGTTGGGGGTACTTACTACATTACCAGCGCACTTACAAACAGCCTTATTTGGAAAGGAACAACACCTACAACACTCGGATCAAGTGCCGCGGCTACTGGCGCAACAATCGCTGGTGTTTTTGTAATTAGCCCGTCAAATGGTTGGATGCTTGATGGGGTAAATTTAGTTAGCACCGGTAATGCCACTCAGCTAAATGCAGTTTGCAAAACGACTACACCCGCTTCATATGTTTATGCCGCAACAGTGACCGCATCCATTGTTGAAATTTCTTAAAGGACAAATGATGACTACTATTAACAATGGTGGCCCAGCCAACCCAATTGGAAATGAATCAGGTATCTCAATTCGAGATTACTTTGCCACAGCAATTATGACTGGCGTGTACTCAGCAGGTGCTCAAGCAACGATCACCGCTGAAGACGCATACAGAGCGGCTGACTTGATGTTGACCGCTCGTACTGCTGATCTGACACAGGTGACAGCATGAAGGTAGAACTTGACACTGAATTGGTAAACCAGATTCTTGGGTATTTGGGCACTCGCCCATACCAAGAGGTTTATCAGTTGGTCCAAACAACGCAAGAAGCCGCGCGTGCGTCACTGGCACAACAGCAAGCAAAAGCTGAATAACCGAAAGAGATAAATGGCCGCAGAAGCAATGACCTATGACAGCCTCGTTGAGGATGTCATTACCTACTCTGAGCGCGACGACACTTCTTTTGTTGCGCAAATTCCTCGGTTGATTATGTTGACCGAGCAGAGCATTGCCGCCCAAATTAAAACGTTGATGCAGTTGAACGTGGTTAACACCACACTGACTGTGAACGACCCTGTGATTCAAAAACCGGCCCGTTGGCGCAAAACGACCAGCATGAAGATCAACGGTCAGCCTGTGCTTAACCGTTCCATGGACTACGTGACTCAGTTTCAAACAGAGTCAGACAACGGACAACCTCTTTACTACGGAGATTACGACTATGATCACTGGGCTCTTGCTCCAATTCCAGACGACGATTACTCGTTGCAAATTATTTATTACAGCCGCATTCAGCCGCTTGACATCACGAATCAAGAAAATCTTTTAACACGCGAGGCCCCTCAGGCTTTGCTGTACGGCACCTTGCTTCAGGCACAGGGCTTTATTAAGAACGCGGACAAGCTTGCAATGTGGAAGGGCTACTACGACGAGGCCATTAACGCACTCAAAGGTGAAGATCAGAAACGCATGATCGACCGCAACGCAACAAGACAGGAACCTTAAATGCCTACATTCACCTCCCCGTTTACCGGGAACGTAATCCAGCCAACGGACGTAAGTTACGAGGCAATTGCGCTATCAGGCACAGTACAGCTTTATTGGCCACAGTACGTCAGCACCGCGGGTCAGCAGGTAAGCGCCCGTATCATTGACGTTGTGTCCGCCGCCGGTGGTATTCTCCTGTTGCCAAACGCACAACAGGCGTCGGTCGGCGAAGACATTCTGTTCCGCAACCAAGGCGCTAACGCGTTCACAGTGTCCCGCTCAGACGGCACTGGCTCGTTCACCGTGCCCGTGGGTCAGGCTTACTACACGTACCTGACAGACAACACCACAGCAGTGGGTGTGTGGGGTGTTGTGGCGTTCGGTGTAGGCACGTCCTTTGCAGACGCCGCCACACTGGCAGGAAACAGCACAGCGGCCATTCTAGGCAAGCTAGAGACAACAATCGTTACCAACGAGTACTCCTCGTCTATCACCCTTTCTGACACGTCTCGCGCGCAGTGTTTTGTGTGGACTGGCGGTGCGGGCTCGACCACGTTGCCTGCTGTGCCCTCGTTGTCTGAGGGCTGGTATATCTTGGTGCGTAACAACGGCACAGGCACGCTGACAATCAACACCGCGTCTGCAGGTTCAACAATCGACGGGCTGGCCAGTTTGGCCCTCCCCCTTGGCGACTCATGCTTTATCTGCGTGAACCAAGACCCTGCCAAACAAGACTTTTTTACAGTTGGTCGTTCACGCCCTAACAGTTTGACGTTCTCTTCTGCCACGTACGACGTTGACGTGGTGGCCGGCGCCACACTGAGCCTGATCACTAACACACCAATTATTCAGCGCTACACAGCCCTGAGTGGCTCTCGAACAACCAGCCTGTTGGTCCAGTTGCCTGCCGTTACTCAGGTGTACTACCTGCTCAACGACACCAACCAGAGCGGCTACAACGTGACGTTCCAAGTGCAGGGTAGCGCACAGCCTCCCTACTCTTTGCCAACTTCTACGCAGGTTATTGTACTGAGCGATGGTACTAACCTGTACCCATTGATTCAAACCAACATCGGTCAGTTTTTGGCCAACCGCGGCACCGCGGCGTCTCCGGCTTTCACGTTTACGCTTGACCCCGTGACGGGCATGTACTCACCCAACAACGGCCAACTAGGCTTTTCTGTTGCGGGCACCAACATTGCCACACTAGACGCAACGGCCGGCGTGGGCAACTACGTGTCCCGTTTTGTGGGGCGCGTGCAGGCTGACCTGATCTCTGGTGGGGCGTTCTAATGGCAACTGAACCGCCCAAAATCTTCACCCTTCTTGTGAAGCC